CCAACCTGTTTACACGGGCCAAGACCAAACCAACAAAGGTATCGATACGCCCGTGTTTCAAGTGAATGTTTTTGCTTCAGACATGAATAACTGTTTCAATATGACCAATCAAATCTTGCAAGCCCTGCATGGTTATTCGGGACAGTTTGGCGTCAAAACTGGTTTTGCTGGAATTTATGTTGCCAAGATTGACGTGACGATGCTATACAATACATATGACGATTCGGTAAAATTGAATCAAATTGTGCTGGATTGCCGCATGGACATCCCTTGCTGATAAGACAAGACTTTTTTAACTTTTAATTGAGGTTTACAAATGGCTATTCCAAGTAAAGTTCTTGCCGGTTTTCAAGCGTCCTTATGGTGTCAAACTGGCGCAAATCCAACCCCGTTGACCACTACTTATTTGGCAACGTGGACCGCTGAAGTTCAAAACATTGTCGGCACTTCCGCTGGCGGTTCTGGTTCATCGGGTCAACAATTGAACGTGGAAGAAATCCCCGCATTCGGCCAAGACGATGCAAGCGCAAACTTTGCGGTCGCTGGTTCGCGTCAATCGGACATCATCCCCACTCAATCGAAGCCCACATCTTTGACCATTACCGCGCCTTGGAACCCTTCCGACGCTGGTTTGGCAATCATCCAAGCTGATGCTTACAACGGCACGATTGACCGCACTTTCGTGATTGCTGCATACGATGGCACAAACGTCATTGCATACGCTTTCAACGGTCGCGTTTCTGAGTTCCGCATTGAATCGATGCCCAAGGCTGAAGCCAAGTGCATTTTCAGCATCCACCCCCGTGGCAACCAATACGGCTGGTCACACAATACTTGATAACATGACGACAATACAAAATAACAAAGACCTGTTGCATTTTCTGATTGACCAAGCTGGTTCCGGTAAAAAAGACTGGTTTGGTTTTTCAGAACAAAAAATAACGGGAATTGACCTATGCTATGAACTGGCGCAACGTCACGCGCCAGAAATGACCCCCGAAGCGGTGGTGGATTATGTTGTTCGGCTGAACAATACAATCTTCCATCGCATCATCATGGGCAAAAACAATGGCTGATTACGTTCAGCAAAACAAGGGATTCAAGGTCCAATGGACGGGCTTTCAAGAATTCCAAGACTTGCTGGACGAAATCCAAACTGACTACGGGCCAAAAGACGCCAAGAACATTTTGCGGAATGCTTGCCGCGCTGCCATGACTACGGTTTTGCAAGCCGCACGTTCTAATTTGGAACGTAACATCGACACCGGACAATTGGTTCGTTCTTTGCAAATTGAAGCGCGAAAACCCAATTCAAAGGACAAGCGTTCATCGTATACGTCGCCAACCATGATTATGATTTCACGGGTAACTGTTGCCCCCGGCACAAAGTTTATTCCCGATGGTGACGGTAAAAAAACCAAGTTTACGACCAAGACATTCAAAAATGTTAAAACGGGCGTAAAACAAAATATGCACAGCGACGCCCGAGCGTACGCCATCGAATTTGGAACGGCGCGTTGGTTAAAAGGCGAAGGAATGCCCTATATGCGGCCCGCGCTTGAAAACAATGCCGCCACGGTAACGAATAACCTTGGCTATTATTTGGGTACAGCTTTAGAAAAATATCGTTCCAAAAATATGAAAGTTCCTAAAACATGACAAAATTATCTTCCGCATTTGGCAGCAACTTTGACAAAGATTCGTTACGGGTCCGGTCGTTTGTTTTAAATGGACACACCTTTAAAGTAAAAGTACCTTTGACCGCGGAAACCGACGCAATGTTTGAACGCGCCAAAATTATTGACGAAGCAAAGGTGGAAAAATACTATGCTGACCTTTCAAAAGATTTTGTTGAAAATAAAGAACGCTTTGCCAATGATTCGGATGTTACTTACGAAAGTGATGACATTTTTATCAAAGGGACGTCCTTAAAATCGACCGCCAGAAATAAAGTTCAGACTGAAAACCGCATCACCGAAATGGTGCGTTTGCTTGTTCCCGAAAACAAAGATTTCGATATGTCCACCGTGACGTATGAGGAAATCGACGAACTATTCCCCTTTTCGGTGCAACTTGAATTGCTGGAAGAAATCAACAAAGCAATTGCCCCCGGATACGCCAACACGCGGGGAAAATAGTTGGGTCGGTCCGGCGTCAAGTAAAAGCCTATTTGACCGCACACGGAACCGACCCTGACACGGTAGACGAATCAACGTTCAATGACATTTGCGTCATGTATGCCGATGGCTTAATTGGCAATCAAGGCGTTCTGGAAGTCCTTGGCGCATTGACCGCTGGACAATTCAACAAGATGTTGTCAAAAGGGTCGTCACCGTATAAGCTGGCAGATATAATCGGCAAGGCTTATGACTACATCTACCCGCCATTAGACCCGGAAACCAAGAAATCATTGGTTTCTGAAAAGCTGATTGCGTTTGCGCTGATGAGTCCGAATGCCCCGGTCCATCTTTTTGAGGGTAAATAAATGGCAAACGTCGTTGCAGGTCTTGGCGCACAATTGGGGCTTGACACCACCGAATTCCAAAAAGGCATTTCGGAAGCCAAAGAATCAACGATGGAGTTAAAAGAGAGTCTCATTAAGATTCTCGAAGTTACTGCCTTTGCGGAACTGACCAAACAAGCGATGGAGTATGCCAACACCATTGTGACGACTGCCAAAGCCAACGATGTCGCGGTTGCATCCGTTCTTGAACTATCCAAAGCACTTGAAGAAAACGGCGGCGACGCTGAAAACACCGGAAAAATTTATTCTGGATTCAGTCAAAAAATAGAAGCTGCGGCCCAAGGCAACGCCAAAGCCCAAGAATCATTTGCCCGTCTTGGGGTTTCGCTGAATGATTTGGCGCATTTATCCACCCAAGATTTGTTTGAAAAGACCATCAACGGTTTGGCAAAAATGAAAGATGCCGCCGAACGCAATGGCTTGGCAATGCAAACCCTTGGCAAAGGCATCAAAGGCGTGGACATCAATGGATTGGCTCATGACCTTGAAGAAGGCAAAGGGTCAATGGATAAGTATTCGGAAGCCGTGGAAAAAGCGCACGAACTTTCTTTGAAGTTGGACGCCGCCAGCAAACAATTTACTTTGAGTTTTACCAATGCGGTCATTCCGCAATTGCTGGAACTTTATGAGGTCTTACACAAAGACGGAACCGCGTTGCAATTCTTTTTTGATTTGCTTTCTGCTGGCGCTGACATTGTGGCCGTGTTGGTAAAAGGTTTTGTCACTTCCATCATGACCGTGGTGGATATGGCTAAATTTCTTGGGTCGGCCATCAAAGACGCTTTCACGCTGAATTTCAAAGAAATTGCAACCGATTTTACGGCGATGACGGACAGCATCAAAAAGCGGCTGCAAGAAGATGTTGACTTTCAAAACAAGATTTTTCACATTGGCGCAGAAAATCAGAAAAAACCCGAAGCCAAGCCCGTTGACGCGGTTAATCGAAACATTATTGCATCCAACCAAAAACAAATTGATTCTGCCAAAGAACTAGCGGCTTTATATCAAAAGCAAGCTGACACCAGTTTGTTGATTCTGACCACCAAGCTGCAAGACAACAATGCCACCAAGAATCAAAAAGAAATGGCCGATGAGTTGATGAAGGTGGTCGAAGCTCGAAACAAAGCCTTGGACGACATTGACAAGCGCGAATCGGGCGTGGACAAAACCACCGAAAGCGGCAAAGCATTGATTAAAGTTTTGGAAGAACAACGCGCCAAAATTCAAGATGTCTATTCCGTGATGATTGCCAAAAGCCAAGAAGCCGTTGAAGCCAATCAAAAGCTGCAAGAAAGTTTTATGTTTGGTTGGGACAAAGCATTTGCCCAATACAAAGAAAACGCCGACACCATGGCAAATGTGGGCAAACGCGCCTTTGATGATATTTCGTCGGCATTGGAAAAATTTGTATCTACGGGCAAATTGAACTTCAAGTCTTTAGCGCAAAGCATCATCCAAGACATTATCAAAATTCAGATTCAAGCACAAATCAGCAAAATGATTAGTGGCTTTAGTTTTTCCAGCTTGTTTAGCGGTGGCAGCGTCAACATGGGAACGGCCACAGGCGCGGACCTTGGCGCGGCATTTGCAGACGGTGGCGACCCGCCCGTCGGCAAGGCGTCATTGGTCGGCGAGCAAGGCCCGGAATTGTTTATCCCCAAAACATCGGGAACAATTATCCCCAACAACAAATTGGGCGGCTTGGGCGGTGCAACCACCAACAACGTGACGAACAACTACATCCAAGCCATTGACACCCAATCGTTTGAACAACGGCTATATGGTAGTTCACAGGCGATTTGGGCGGCTAACCAATACGCCACCAAGAACTTGGCAACCAACCGCGCAAGGACATAAAAATGGCTTTCCAGCAAATCTTTGAAATTCAACAAAAGATGACGGTGAACAATCGCCGCATGGTTGGTCAACAAGTCACTCGCGCTGGTTACATGACCACGGCGCAATACTTGACCGCGGTTCCGTGGCAGTTTACGGTTGTTCCACACAATTTTCTGTATTACCCCAAAGTCCGAAACATCATCCAAGGCATTGACAACTTGGACCGCCAATTGACGGAAACCATCATATTCAATTCGTCCTTGTTGTCATGGTTTACGGCGTATTTGGGCGACTTGAACTTGTCGGACGCGCAAGCCTTGACCCTTGCATCGGTTCCGGCTGCTAAT